ATGCGTTATCTTCTCTGCTTCATTCCTCCACTTGCAATCTTATCCTGTGGTAAACCTGGACAATTTCTTATGAATATCATCTTAACGATCTTCTTTTATGTACCAGGCGTCATTCACGCCATCCTCGTCGTAAACAATTACAAAGCTGACAAGCGAAACGAAAAGTTGATTCAAGCTATCCAGAACAGTAAGCAATAAATGATGTGCCTGCCGAACCGGCAGGCTTTTAAATTCCCAAACGTTTGGGATTATTAATACTCTCCTTGAATTGATCGTCTCAGAGCTAACTGATCAATTTCCTCATTTCCGCAACAATCCATCCCGCACCATCAATCCGCACATTACTCTTTTCAGCATAGTAATATTTTTCTCCTGAATTGGTCAGCAAGTTTATATAACATGGTGATTGTATCTTGCTCTCATACTTCTTAATAATGGCCGTAGCTTCTTTGTTGTTCGTGATCTCATCACAAATGAAAGAGTAAGTTTCCATGTGTTGTCACCTCTGCTGTAGTATTGGAATAATATTACTACGAACATTCGTTCTTATCAAGACTTGTTTTCATTTTTGTGAAAAGTTATTATAGAACGTATGATCCCATTGTATAGGAGAGGTATACATGAGCTACTTAGAAGCTATCACAGATGATGACCGGCTGTATGTGAAACGATATATACTATTACCTCTAATCATTGCAGCGTTTGAACGCGATTGCAGATACATACAACAAAACCTTAAGACGCCTGAACCGTATATTGATACGATCAAATCGGCAATAAATAAAGCGCATGATGACTTCAAAGAAATTAAAAAATACTTTTGGCTAAAAGGTTTGAAAGTTTACGAGGAAATCCAAACAAGGAACGGGATATTGGCTAAGTTTAAGTGCCGGGGATATCAATCTGATATGGAGCTGCATTGGGAGTTTATTACGGCCCAGGCATCCATTCTAATGCGTAAGTATCTGGGGCTGGATATTAGCCATTATGAGGTGAATCACCCGAATGGGATAACAATGGGGTATTAATGCAACATTAACATGGGTTGACTTATCAGGAGGGAACATCTTATGAAGCGACATTTTAGAGCGACTATAATAAGCGGTATACAATTCATCACTTCTAACGGGTACGGTGAATTCAGTTTTTATGTCACTGAGGAAGAACTTCAAAGATATTTAGATCAATTACCAATGTTAATGAGCCTGGATCATTTTAAAAGTTGCTATAACCATGATCAGTCTCGAGCTTTGTTTGAATGGCTCAAGAAAAGTAAGAATGAAAATAAAGACCCTACCAGCACATAGCCAGTAGGGTCTTAGAAGTCCGCATGATCACTTCTTGTTTTCCATCCGCATAATGACAATTGCCATTTCTTCACGCGTAATGGGTGCACCAGGACGCGTTCCATCAAAGTATCCTAACTTTGTCGCTGCTTCCCAAGCAGATGCAGCCCAAGTGCTTACTATGTTGATATCTCGTTCTTGTGCCACCGTTTTTTCCTCCTTCTTATTAAACAGTGTCAGTTCTGCCTCCCGACGCCGCACCAATCCGTTTAGCACCTTGCCCCCTGCCTTGTTATATGCCGTGATACTGTTGGCGATTTGTTCGATGGACCGGCCTGAACAAAGCTTCTTAAGATTTCCAGGGCCGCAATTGTAGCAAAACGACACAAGCGCATCAAATTGGTTTTGGTTCAGTTTATCCGTGATTGGCACATATTCTCGGTCATTGACGTATGCTTCGTACTTAGCTAAATCTTTAACCAACATAGCATCCGCCTGTACTTGTGTTATGGTCATCCCTTGTTTTACATCAGGGCCATGATGCCCCCACCCTATGGTCCAGTAGACTTCCGTAGGGACAGGCTTGTACGCGGTTAGCCGGCAACCTTCAAAGTTTTTTATAAGCTTGATTCCTGCTTGTGATATTTTACGTTTCATTCGTCCTCACCTACCTTTTTACTTTGCTTGACCAACTGATTGCCATACACAGCCACAGCACCGCATAGGATCCCTTGAATGATCGCCTGGACCGTGAATCCCTGAATCAAGCAGACAAATACAATAGCAATCACCCCGACCAAATAAACAATGGACCAATCAGGGATAAAAGGCGTTTGCTTGAACACATAGCCAATAATCCAGCAAGCAATGACAACCACGATCAACTCAGGATTGATATACTCAAAAATCATGCTCCATTCCATATACATTCATCTCCTATTCTTTTAGTTCGTCTATTCGTTTATGTGCTTGTTTCGTAGATTCTTCAACTCGTATCAAGCGTTCAGTCAACCCGTCCATTCGCTGCCCTTGGATACGGACATCCACCTTAATGTCATCGATACCACGCTTGATGTAAGACACATCAGTATGTAGCGATGCGTCCGCCGTGGCTTCTTGTACAACCTCTGCTTTAAAGGCTTTTGTCTTGCCATACCAGCCAAGCACAATTCCGCTGATGGCTGCGGTGACAGAAATGATTGCTGTGAGCACGGTCCAGTCCACCCTTCTTCCCCCTATCTATTTTTGAATAAAGAAAAGCCCCCGGACCACCCAGGGGCATAAAAAATACGCCTTACGGCGCTGCTGGTAAAACTATTCTTCGATCAGGAATTCCAGTCCGCTGTCAACCAAGATATCGCGAACGCCTGGCTGCAGGGACTTTGGTACCTCGCTGAACTTCGTCTTGTCCAGGATTACACGTTGAGCAAAAAACATCGCCATCATATCGCCTCCACCTCCTTTCCAGAGTATCCAGTAAAGGAATCGGCGTATCACTGGTAAACCTGGATGGCCATCTCAGCGATGACATCCTCAATGAATCCCGTTCTTTCTGCCAAAGCACTGTTTTGTGCTTTCAGCAAAATGTTTTCTTGCTTCAGTTCCTCTACCTCTTCTGACAATGGTTTGCGGAACACTGGCGGCGCTTCCGGTTCGTTCGGGTCCCGGTAGTCAAACTGTATTTTCTTCGTTTCCGGATTAACCCACCACTCTTTAGCTTGTGAAAAATCCTCATCATACTGACCATACTCCAATTCAATCACATCAAATGTCGTCCGGTCTCTATCCCGGAGTACAGGGTAGATGGCAATGATTTCATCAAGGGTCCGGTCTTTGACATAAGCTTCATCACCTCTTACCGAGGGATGGGCCACCAAGATATGTCCTGTATCGATTTCATAAAATATTTTTTGTCCGATTTCCTTGATCATGTGTGTTGCCCTCCTATCTGGCGTAAATGATATAATTCCAGGTTCCGCCATACTGCCATGTACCGAAATAGCTGAGTCTTATCGTGCCGTTTGCTTGGGAATAGCTACAGGCAGTCCAATCAATATCAGAACTACTAAACATGTATCTTAGAACGGGACCCGATCCAGAAGCCCCGGCTTGGCGAATCATCCCTAACACTTGACCGTGACCCGTAGCGCCTGACCCTGTTCCTTGGGTAAGAACGATACATATTGGCTGAAAACTAACGGGTATGGTTATAGGATCATTTGTGTAGGGTGCTGAAATCGTTCCTTGTATGGTTGGTCTACCTTCAATTAGGTTCCCGATAATCCCGCCGATGTTCGCCCCGTTACGTATGTTAGAAGCGATGAGCTGCGGCTCGGCTGCTGTTACCCAGGTGTTACCATCGATAAAACCTCTAGGTGGTCTTATAAAATACCGATCACCAGGCCAAACGGTTTTTTCAAGCCCTGGCATATGGTTGTTTTCAGCACTCAGATTGCGCATCTGACCAGTTTTTTTAACCCCGTCATCATAACCTGATTGACCGACAAGCAAATACTGAGGGTCTAACACTGCATCTGCTGTATCAACAACTGTGGACTTGCCAGGCACGCCGTATATGTTTGCTCCATTCTTGATGTTTTCAGAACGAAGTGCAGCTTCAGCTGCTTGTAATTGTGCGGTTGTCACCTTGATTTCACCGTCACCGGCACCGCCTTTTTGGTAGCCCTTTTCTGGATAAACAGCTAAGGCATTATCAGGCCACTTTGACACACCAGTGGCTGTCCTGATCCCAGTAAGATTCGGCATTGTGCCCGTTATCAAACCATCTTCTCCAGGAAACGTCTTTCCTGCCAACACATCCCCGGCTGTTGCTGTTCCTACCTCACCCCCTTCACCCTGTAAGATAAAAGCCGTTCCGTCATAAACTAGTGTGTACACCCCATTAGCTTTGAAGCTGGCCGGGCTGCCATTCGCTTTCAGTGCTGTCTTAGCCCCCAAACCATTAAAGTTAAAGGTCGGTGCTCCTGTGCTGGCAACATTCGTCTTGACGACGACCCTTTGGAACGCCTTCAATGTTGTGATTGCAGGTGATAATGTCGCTGTGTAAACGGTGTTTCCGTTGACCACTGTACCAGATGCTGTGCCTGATGGCGTGCCTAATCCATCCAATGCTTCCGCCAACTCTTCATGCGTTACATATACCAGCGAACTATCAATAACCGCCGACACGTTCTGAGCCTGCCCGAACGTAACAATCATATCGATCGTTTTTTCAATGATGTCTGCCGTGCCTCCTGCTGAAATGTATTCGGCTGCACCGCTTCCGGAATTCCCATAGGCATAAAGGATTTCGCCCTCATCTGGATCTTCCGCAAATATACCCATCTCCCGAAAATAAAACCCTGTAGTTACATCCTGATTAGACAACACCGCCCCGACAATTGCTTGTGCTGGAAGCTGTGTTTTCAACCTAGTAATCGGGAGAGATTTTTTCTCGCTAATCAACCGATTCAAGGAGGGAATGGATTGGCCGCTAAGCTGCCCGTCTCCGACCCCCATCCTTGTAAATTTCAGCTGCGTTCCGGTTTCCGCCTTGGCCTGAAGGTTCCGGCCTTTATTAGTTTGAATAAATCCGCCAAACGCGCCCATATTACACCATCCTTACTGTCATTTTCTCGCCCATTCGAAGCACCCCGGCAAAATAGAGATTCATCGGTTCGGATTGAGACAAAATCACACGCTCCAGGTGCGCACTTTTTCGCTTGACTGACTCAACGGCTCGATAAAACTCCTGAGCACGCTCTTGGGTCACTTCCGGATTGTTCGTTATGACCTGGAAGTATCCGCGATCTCCGCCGTACTCGAACCATTCCTCGACTTTGCCCTCACCAAAAAGGATCGACACCAATTCCTCGACGGCCGCTGGCGTCCCTTTTCGCCGGTGGAATGGGATCGCATTTTTCACCAGCTCGCGTTTTTGGCTAAGCGGAAGACTTGTATCATAAAAATCAACATGCATCTCCCAAGCGAGTTCATCAGCTTCAGCGTCCGTCAATTCATCGAGCCGGTCGTATCGCGAAAGCTTCGAAATTGCCGCTGTAATGCTCCGTAGTTCTTCATCAATCGACTTAGCTGCTGCCGCTAGCGCTGGATCTCGTTTGAGATTTGGAGGCAGGAGATCGAGCATACTTACTTCTGAAATCTCAGTCATCTGCCAACCCTCCAAAATCAAAAACAACTTGGCTTTCTCTTGCTACTTGCATCCTTGTTAACTCGGTGAAAGATGGCTCTAAGACATTCAATCGCAGGGCTCCAGCTGCCATTACGCGCCGAATGAGCTCTGAGGGATTTATATCCCGACCAAGCTTGGATTTCTGCCACAAGCGATATTCCGCAATGGCAGTTTCGACACGGCTCCGTATGACTGCCGAATCAGCGGCTCTCTCTCTGCTGATCCAGTAGGTTAGTTTGATATTGTAATCAACAGGCTCCGGGGATTGGACCGTGACACGATCCGTTAAGGGTCGGACCTTGCGATTTAAGGCAGCGTCCACGGCATCTAAAACCTCTTGAGGCGGCAGCTCTCCACCGACCAACAGCGGTATCAATACAACCTCCACCGGCGAAGGAGACTCAACGCCAACATCAATAATGGCTGAGCTCGCAGTTTTAGCCCAATACTCGTATGCGCCATCAGGTCCGGCTACGCTAAACGATTCCGGTGCAGTCCGAATGCGTTCGCGATAAGCCTCGTCGGATTCAACGGCAGCGCCGCCTGAGCTCTCAGAAATGTTCATTACTCTTTGCACGAAAGGGATAGGATCGATCAATTCCGTCAACTGCCCAGGTAAAAACCCATTGCCATCTATGCCAGGAATCGAACACTCAGCAGGTACATTTCCGGATACCTCACCCGGCTTAATCTCCAGGACGTTAACTGTCATGAAGAACAGTTCCCCCCCACCGCCTTGTGGACCGACTCTCGTTCCTGCTGGAATGATAACCGCCGACGTTAACGGCATGGATAGCTGAAACTGAACCGTCGTCCTGGATGGCTCAGCTTGCAAGCGAGCTGTATCATACATTTCGCCCTTTGCCTCCAACACTTCCCCGGTTGCATACCGTAGAAGACTTTGCTTGGCCGCCTCATTGATCAAAACTTTCTGCTGAACAATGATCTCACATAGCGACAAAATAAAAAGGCGTTCCGGATCAGCAGGGTACAGCTGACGACCGGTTATCGCCTCGTGCATCTTTAGAATGTTGTTTATGGTCACTTGTGGGTCATCGTCTATGAACTTAATCTCGCTCATTCGGAATCCCCTCCTTCGGCAATTCGATACTTGATGATGGGCAGCAAACGCCCGTTCATTTTATCTTGGTCATTCAGGTGAAATAGGATCTCTATAATTTCAGCCCTGGGCTCTTGTTCGGCGATGGCCATCGTGATTACACCGCTCATTCTTGCCTTCAGGATGGGCAGTGGCTCATCAACCATTTCATAATCCAACCCAATTGATCGGGCAAACGGTGCTGATCCGTATGGCGTTGTCAGAATCGTCTGGATGTTTTGCGCGAGTTCTTCGGCCAAGGTGGCCGGACGGAAGTTCATTTTCGCTGGTCTTGTCATATCCACGATGTATTCGCTCATTTCACGTATTCCTCCAATGAGATATTCACCGTTGCGGCCAAGATGTTTCCGAGATGATCAATATTCGACCACGTTTGTTCCAAGGACGTAATGACCCATAACCCCACGCCTACGCCCTTTCCACCAACTACTAATGGTAAAGCCTTCCCTTTACGATCTAAAGCCGTCAACCGGTCTAATTCTTTGCGTGGATTCATGCGATATTGTGCATCGAATCGCATCGTAAACGATACCGTATCCAATCCGGGCCCGATCCATTGGGATAATGGTTTCTTTCCAAGAACCTCATGCTTGGCCCAACGTGACGCGCTGCTTCGTGTGAATTCGTTGAAGGTTCGAAGCGTTTTTTCTGAAACGACGAATACAACGTCGCCTAAATATCCGATCTTATTCACAGCGCTTCACCTGCCCGTGTGATTGAGTCCGTCATGATGGATTTCGTCTGAAGGGATTCCGATGTGATGGATCCTGTCACTGTTAGATCCCCTTCGATCCGGACATTTCCAGCTGCTTTGACATGCAATGTCTTGGATGTTTTATCGAAGTACACATAACTGCCATCCTCAAACCATGTCCCTATTTGATCTTTATTTGAGACAGGAGGCGCGTCCTCGTCTGTATAGTAGCTACCCAAGCAAAATCCATTCTGTATGCCGTTCCCGAGGAAAACACATAATGCGCTCTCTGATACTTCTGGCAATCGGTAAGCTTTCGCCTTGGTGCTGTAAGGGACAATAACAGGAAGATCGCCCGAAACCAGATTATCTTTGTCCTCAAACACCACCCGAACGGTATGCTTTTTCGCATCGACAGAGGAAACCAGTCCTTTGCGGATTAGATTTTCAATGACGCTCATGCTTACCACCCCAATACTGGCCGTATCGTCATGTTCGTGATATAGCCTGAACTTCCGATTCCGTGGCTTACATTCACAACTAAATATTTGCCGTCAAACGTACCAAAACCCTCGACCTGGATCGTCACCCCGGCAGCGATACGAATATCGCCAACCACACTCAAACTAGCTTCGCCCATCTCGCGATTCTTCTCGCGCAGCGCATTCCTTGCCTTTCGGAGTGCCTCCGCTTCGTTGTCTACTTGCTCGTTAATTTTCAGGATAGGGCCGATTTTTGGAGCGCCGGGCGGCGTATACTTTACTTTAATCGTCTTCTTTGATTTAGCCTTGGAATAGCTGATCTCGCAGGCGACATAGGATGCATACGACGAGCTCCAATTAAAGTCATAGGATAAAATTCGATCTCTTCCACGCTTGAAGGTAGCGACCACTGGCAATTTTTCGAATTCAAAATCATCGAACAACACCAGCTGCTTACCCGATATTTTGACGGACAACCCTTCCGCTTTAGCTTGTTCAAATAAAAAAGCCAGATCGGAAACCTCCGTTTGATCCAGCCTGTCATACGTTGGATTTACAGGTGCGTTATAGCTCAGCTTCAGCCCTGCCCGTTTGGCAATCTCACCTGCAATCGTTTTTAGCGTGGCTTTTTCCCATGCTTTTGTTCGTTTCTCCTGCCGAATACTGGAGCCAACGCCAAGGCTTACTCCTTTGATGGATACCGTGTCCGGTGCGCCGGTTAATTGAAATGAATCGACTTCGAAATCACCAAGCGGCAGCTTCTTGACCTCCCCTTCTTTTTCCCAATGATGCGTGCGGATTTCAGCTTTCAAACTGTCTCCCGGCAAGGGCATCCATTCCGGACTTTGCCAAAGATTATTTCGATCCTGCAAATTAATCTGAAGGTCATCCAGCTCCCCCGGAGGGGCATCCGTGTACGTGAAATCAAGTAAGCCCTTGGTGATATCCAAGGAAAGATCATATCCGTTATACGACAAAATAAGCTCAGTACGCCTGGCGTCAATGGTTTTCATCTCTGTTTTATCCCTCCCTTTTCCACGGTGGCAAACTGCTGGATTGCCCAACCGGGTAAGGCGGAATCATCAGTGTGATTCCGCCTGAAAACACGGTTGTTCGCATATAATCCGGATTTGCTCGCATGAGATAGGTAACATGCTCTTCCTCGCCGTAAACTTTAAATGAAATGCCGTCCCAGGTATCGCCTTGTATGGTTGAGTACGTCGTCACTCAAAACTCACCCTTTGCTTTTGTCTCATGTATTTCTTCATCCGCTGCTCGAAATCATCGTGCTGTATCCGCGTAACCTCTTGGGCCTTCTCTTTCGAGACGTCTCCACTCCAGTAGTTTTTCGGCGCATAGGTAATGTAGATTGGGCTGGAACTCGCAGCTGCTGAAGGTCCGCCCATAATCTGATTGGCCTTATCCAGCAAAGCATGTGAACGCGGTTTGTTGTTCAGCGGAATCGCCATTTCGGGGCCAGCCTCGCCGAATATAGAAGGCTTGGTTGCAATCCCGCCTTTAGCGAATCCTTCAAGTTCCGGAATCAAGCCAACGTTAAAGCCGAGGGTACCGCCACCTAACCAATCCGGAATATCGACGCTAACATTATTAATACCTTCGATAGCTTTGTTCACTAGGCGTATAACCGCATTGATCGGTGCAGCGACCAATGCTTTCAGCCCGGCCCATATCCCGCCAAACGTGTCTACAACACCCGACCACGCAAGCGACCAATCCCCGGTAAACACACCACTGACAAAATCCAATATCCCACCAAGCGTCGTCATTAACCCATTGAACACACCCGATACAGTCTCGATAGCACCAACGACGACAGCTTTAATCACTGGGAATGCAAAATTAAACGCGCCAACCAATCCGTCAATGATCGGTTTAACTACCGTAAATACAGCGGAAATCGTTTGGCCGATCTTTCCGGCCACCGAAGTAAAGACCGGCACCATACTAGAAAATGCACGGGAGATAGCTGGAGCGACATCATTAGCAAGGAATCCAAACACCTTGGAAGCAATCGGCCAAAGCTTGGCCCCGATATATTGGCCGATCGGTAACAGAGCTTTGATGATTTTAGTCCCCGCCTGATACATCCCAAGGGCCACTTTGGCTATAACTGGACCGAACTGTTGGAATATCTTTTTCCCGGAATCCATAATGCTCTTGATATGAGGCATTACGTTATCCCAACCTTTAAGGAATTGATCTTTAAAGGACATGATTTCGGAGAAGACGCCTGAAAAGCCTTTGCCAATCGCCGCTGCATCCCCGTCAGACATCCCAAGCATTTTCGCATAGTTAAACCCTGCCCCCCCGATGTCTCCACTGAACAGGCTCTGGAAGATGGGTCCGATTGTTTTTCCAATGCCACCTACAACCTTCTCGATTGAGCCGCCGATTTTCCCGAAAAAGCTTTGAATGCCTGGCATCGCTCCCTGAAACCAGTTACTGAATTGAGAAAGAAGCGGAAGAACCTTATCTCCGATTGGCATGATAAATGTCGTCATGAGCTGGCGTCCGATGCCTCGGAAGGCAAGTTTTACCGAATCATATTTAATTTCCGTGATTTCGCCCATGGTATCCTTGGTCATGTCAAACTGACTTCGGGCGGTGCCCATGGCCGCGACCACATCTTTTTCTAAATCCTCGAACATGGTTCCAAAGAGTCCAACACCCACCGCGTTCTTCTTCACAGGATCTTCAATGGATGAAATCGACTTTACAATTTGTTTGAAAGCTGTTTGCGCCTCCGGCCCGCCTTTTGCAAAGGTTTGGGACATCTTTTCTGCATTTAGCCCAAGCGCTTGGTATGCTTCAACCGATGATTTGGACATATCTTTTGATTTGATATTGAACTCTTTTACCGCATCCCCGACTTTATCCAAATTAAAAGCGCCGGACTCAAGTCCAGCGCTGAAAGTATCAAACATTTGATTCGCTGAAAAACCCAGCGAGGCAAAATGCGGTGCGTATTCGTTTGCAGAGTCCAGCAGCTCTCCGGATTTATCTAAACCCTTTTGAGCTCCTTGGGCCATCAGGTTAAAAGCTTGATCACTCGTAATCCCGAAGTTTTTAACCATCGTATCCGAGGCTTTGACCGACTCCGGAATATCTTCCCCGAACACATCCCGGAACACAATCGCATTTCGGGCCGTCATTTCGAGCTCTTTGCCCTCTTCCTTTGTAACCTGTTTCGCCTTGCTTAACGCGTCGGCCAAGTCGGTCCAATTATCCCCGATGTTTTGATTGTACAAATTTTTTACCGAACCAGACAGAGCAGCCATTTCCTCCTTGCTTGCTCCCGTTGAGGCTTGAAGTTGGTTCATGCTGTCTTGGTATTCAGTAATCGAACTCGCTAAGTTGCCGATTGATCCAGCCGCGCCCTTTACAAGCGCAAAGGCGCCGGTATACTGCGTAACCCGGTACAAGGCTTTTCCGAAATCACCGGTCACCTTCGTAAGCTTGCCAAATACCCCGTGCGCCTCTTTTGCCTCTTGGTTCACCGACTCCAGCCCGCGCTCCACCTTCTTAGAGGAATCAGAGGCGGACTTGAACGCTTTTTTGAACGTCGGGCTAATCTGTCCCCCCAGGGAAAAGACCGTTTCATACGTTTTTGCCATCCCTAGCCCCGCCTCCTTCCTTTCACCTTACGGCTGGTTCTCGGATTTGTTGGGCTTGATTTTTTCCTGCGTTTTTCAACGTTCTCATAAGCTTCCATCCAAGCGTGAAGTTCCTGGAGTGGTTGGCTGAGCCAATACGCTAATGTTGAGCCTGGAATAAGCGAACAGAGGATAATCGCCGTTTCGCGTATCCCCTGTATCGCGTCGTCGCCTATTCCTGCAAGACTAAAAAATTTGCAGCCTTTTGCGTTACGATTGTGAAATCCTTGGCCTTCAAAGCCATAATCAAATCAGGAACCACACCTGCCGCTCTCGCAGCGACTGCAACTTGATAGTTGATCGAAGCAGCTCGAAGAACTGGAACCTCATTTGGGTCTAAGCGCTGGGCCAATTTTGCACAACCCATCAGATCATTGCCGCCCAAGTCATCAAAATCCAGGTTCAATGATTTGATTTCTTCTCCTTCAAAATTAATGGGGCGAATCAATTGATACACTCCATCGTCAGCTACTGATTGTTCTTCAAAGTTTTGTTCTACCATAATTCGTTGTTCCTCCTTTTATTAAAGCCCTAAATTCTCGCGAATCTGGGCTAGATAATCGACGCCATCAATGATGCAAATGAAATTCGTTTTATCAATTTCGACCACAGTCTCGCCGTTATAGACAATTTTAATATAGTACGTTTCCAGCTCATTCGAGTTATCCATGGTACCGCCAACGGCTAGGCTTCCAAGCGGCGTCGTTTTCGGCATGCCTCGGATGGTAACGCGAACCGGGATATGAATATAGTTTTGCGTAGCATCTAACGTTTGGATCGAACCTCTAAAATCAATCTGTTGCATTTCCTGCCGGGCCAGTTTGAAGTTGGCGCGATCCAGCACACGCCAATTCAGTGTCGTGACCATGGAACCAAAGTGACCAATCAGCGGACTTTCGAATTCCCCTGGAATGCCTGCCCCGCTGATCGTCTCCGTCAACGACTCCAAATCTGGAAGGTCCACGTCCACGACCCCTAAGTATTCCGATCCGTTGCGAAAACCCGTGAAGTTCGTTAATCTATCAGGTATTTGTTTGCCAGCCAAGGGTACCCCTCCTAAATTGCAGACAAGTATTCTGCATCATATTCCACCATGAATTCCAACTCTTGACCTGGAGACGGTGGTGTAAAGTAATTCCGGAATTTCAGCTTACCGTTCATTTTGGATTCCTTGGGATTGTCTTGTTTGTTAAATTCAATCCGTCCACCCAGGATAAAGCCAGACGATTGCAACCCATTTAGACGAATGTTCAGCGAATCAACAACCGCCTCAACCAAACGACTATTTCCTGGATCATCAACATACATCCATTGGGTTAAGATGATGGTGTTATTCCACCAGTCAAACATGCGCCTTACCGGGATAAAGGAGCTCTGAGGATCGATAGCATCCGGGAACGCCCCCGTACGATTGCCCCACGAACGAAAACCACCAATAAAATTCAAAGCGGTTACGATCCCTTCCGCATTGATCAATTCCGCCTCATCCGGGCCAAGGGCAACTACTTTACCGTCATCGAGTACAATGCCGTCGATCTGCAGCGCCTTATTAGACGGCGAACGATATGGAACACCGTCGTTCTCGGCATCAGTTTGACAAATAACACCTGCCAAATGCGTCGATAACCGATAGGTACGGCCAGACTTGGTTACTCTAGGCCATGTATTGAACTGAGCTTTGTCTGTGTAGAGATTGTCCTCTTTCCATTTATCAACTTGAGCTGCCGTTTGATTTCCCGGAAGATCCGTAATTGCTTGAGCGTTGAAATTCCCGTTGATCTTGCGTGACTTTGCAGCCATGACCGCGCCAACCACCGGATCATGAGAAAAACCAGGAGCTAAAATCAAACCTGGAACCACTCTTAAGCGAGGAAACACTTGTTTCAATACTTCAAGGCCTGTAACCGCTCCGGTAACGCCGTCCGTTCCTCCGACGATGACCCCCGAATCCACATCTTCAGGTTTCAGCTTGTCATATCCGACATTGACGGAACTTTCCGCAATCATTGCCCCTCCTGGCTTCGCGGTCAGAATAAGATGTCCGGCAGAATTGAATGAAAGTGTATAATCGGTATCCCGCACATAATCCGTTGGCGTCTGACCCGTGGACGATACTTTAATCGTATTTATCAAAATCCCCTGAACGTTAATCGTGCCAGTGCCGCTCGTCAAAGTTACCGGGGAAGGGTTTACACTCTCTTTATGCACCTCTGGATCAAGCACGTTAATGAAAACGGCTGGAGACTGTTTATACAGCTGAAAATGAGAGAAAGCAAATTCGCAAAGCGTATAATTCTCCCAATCCTCCGAGTAACCTAGAGCGTCTTTGTACTGCTCCCAGCTCTCAACCAAGAAAGGCACATTCACTGGAGGCGATGCCAGTTTAGACATGTGAATAGGCGCCGTTCCGAACACGACCGGAATAGTCGCTAGTGGCGAAACCGGCGTGAGTATAGATGCCGGTACCTCCGTTACGTAAACACCATGACGTTCTGCCATACGTTAAACACTTCCTTTCTGTGTCTGTGCGGACAATACCGCCTGATAGACCGCGTGTAACGGCGTGCCTACCGTTTCGGTTTGTAACCGTACTTTGGGGAACTCCGGAACGGGGACAAATAAATCTTTGAGCTCAGGTATTTGCTCCATCAGCTTTTGGATGGGGCGTGGAAAACCTGCTCGGAAGGTCGTATATCTCGCCAGCTTCGGAATGGTAGGGCCAACATAGATAACGGCTGTCTCATATTCCCAAGCGTTTGGCGATTTGTCCGATTCCCGGTTTTCTTTCTTCTTCCGTGGCGTTTTATCGACTTTCGGATTTAATATTTCTTCTTGGATTTCATTCATCGTCATCCACCTCCTGTTGAACCGCTGGCAGGGTCCAATTGGTTTCTGCTCCGCCGAAATAATACGGATGCAGGTCTTCATCATCATAAATTTGCCAGTTGTACGGATACTGAATGGCGAACTTCCCGTCAATGATTCGTTTTGCCAACAAATGCGTTTCAATCCGCTGTAAGATATTCAGTATCGTCTTGTTTCCCTGATAATCCGGATTCGAATCGTAGATACCTGCAATGAACACCATTCGGCAAGCAGCTGCTTCTTCCTCACTCCCGGTCCCGCCGTCAATGATCCGAACGACGATATATGGGAAATGGGCAGAATCCTCTTCATCCGTCTTTTCGGGCAGCGATTGAGGATACACATTCAACGGCACCAGTTCCCCAGCCGCATTCTCCGTTTCAAAGCCAGCAAAAAGAACCTTGACCTCTTCGACCAAGGCGTTTTGCAGTAGATAGGGAGTAGCCATCAGTTCCCCTCCATGACTCGTTTTATCTCATGATCCAATCGTTTTTCGAAGGTTTCCACGGCCTGTTCATCAATGAATTGTCGTACTTCCGGGTTATCCACCATTTGAGGCACCGGAGGGCCGAACAGGCGCGTTATAGGAAGCCTTTTCTTGCTTGTACGCTGGAACACCTTAACGCCACTGATATTGGCGACAAAGCCCCGTAGAATCGTTCTCAGACTGCCCTGTTTTTTGACAGCCGCTTTAAAGGCCCGTGGTTTTTTCGCTGACGGTTCCCGAGCGTTGGTTTTAAATTTCTCAAGCCCGATACTCCCGCCAGTCGAAACCACCGAAGCCCCTAAATTGTTTCGCGAAGCCCGGTTGATCTTAAAGGATTTGTTTACGTCCTGGGCTTTGATCCGGTAGATTTCGCGTGCCTTTTTCGAGGCATTGGATTTTACATTGGTCGCCGTCCGATTTAATGCCCTGGACAGGACTGCTGGCGCTTGCTTCGGATACTGGCTTAATCGCTTCTCAACCTCTTTCAGCTTGTCGGCGTCAATCGTAATCATGATCCGACCCGCCTCAGCGTAATCGTGTACATGACCTCATCCTCTTGGACATCCGCGACCTTGAAATTACGGTCATCTATCCGTATGGACGAGTCCGTAATTGGCCGTTTTTCGAAGTCCGTTTTCAAGGCATAAAAGAGAAGAGAAGCGTTATAAACCCCATCCGTGGGATTCGAAGCGCTGGATTTTCGGTGCTGCAATTGATCTTCATCGATGACGATGATCATTTCACGACCATTCACGATATGAGGCGTCCCGAATTCTTCTGGATTCAGGAAGACGTTCCGGGCATCCCGCTCCAATTGCTCCTGAAAGAAACTCATTGGGTATCCGGGTCGGCGTTGGCGACCTGTTCAAAATACCAAGTTTCGTATTGCTCAAGACGGTCCTCTGCCTTGCTGGCTGGCTCGATCTCCAAAGCCTTGAGACGATCTTTTTGGTCAGGAGCAGACAATTCCTTGAAGTCTTCAGGAGAAAGAATTGTATTACCAACAACCGGGAGGTTACCCAGGTCGTTTGACCCTCCGTCACCATCAGGATTGAAATCGTCTTGCGTCTCATCCGTGGCTTCATCCAGCTTGTTATTCTTGCGTAAAGCCTCGATCATATCGAGGGGGAGCTGGCCTTTCACGCTCTCCCCCGCTGCATACAACCGGCCAGCAAAATTCAAAGGTTCTTTCAGTATCATTTTGCTTCATTCCTTCCTGTAATAGATTAACGAAAGCTTATGGATTTGAAGGGGCTTGTCCAGGGTTCATAAAGAGTCCGCGGCTGTCCAAGATCGTAACACCGTAATCAAAGTAGATTCGGAAATCCATGCCCAAGCGGTCGAAGGCAATATCCGTTTCCAGTGTCGGTTCTTCCTGACCACGAAGGTATGTCACCTCAATCGTATCCGCAATGTTCGGATCAGCTGCCAGGTACCAAGCGTACTCGGAATACTGATCAAGCTCCGCGTCCACGATGATGTCCATGGAGTTGCGGAAGACGTTCGTCACTCCGCTGTGTTTGCCTTCTGGATCAGCTTCACTTCGGATGTACTGTGCTGCTCCTGTTTCCTGCTCGGCCGGAACCAAAAGGAATTTTGGAGCAATGTTCAGCGTGGCCTCATTTCGAATTCCTTTTTGCGTGCGCATCTTTTTGCGACCTTCGCTCATCGTCGTTGTGCTGATTGCGCCTGGAGTTCCTAAGTTGTTGTGTGCGGCACTGAACAACTTCTCACTATCAAAGATGAGTGGGTTTGTGGCTAGCATTTTGTACACCAGCTTGTTAATGCCGCGCTTGGCGCCGATAACGTAAGCGGCAGGCACCTTGTTCAACACGCCCAAGTCATCGTTGATAAACGCTTCGCGTGTGAACCCCCAACGCTTGGAGTAAGTCAGGACAGCTTTCGTCACTTTCTCATCTTTCATAGCCGTGTCATACGGAATCAAACCGTTTTGCGGTGTCAATTCCAGGTCGCCCGCTTCGGAAATGCGATAATGTTCGGCTGCTTTGAAGTCAGAATTCGATCCTTTACCCGTCCAGTATTGGAATGTGGTTGGAGCCTCTTGATAGGCTTGCGAAAGTGTTTTACTCGCTGCGTTCGATAGAATCGATTGGAACGTTGAATCCGGGGACAACGCACGTCTCAGGAGATCTTCATCGCTCATTCTGTGCGCACCTGGAACACCAGCGCGTTGCAAACATTCCACCGCAAGATCACGCATGCGAATGGAACGAAGCTCCAATGCTCCAGCAGCCGGTTTGATGATCGAACGGCCTGCTCTCATCAGCAATCCATCCGTTGCCGCATCCCGGAACTTGTCTTGATCCTCCGCCCCGAACTCAATGCCAGATGGATGCGGTGCGCGGCTTTCGCGCTGCTTGGTTAAAATCGCATCTTTAACCTTTTCCAACGAACTGCCATCCTGGATAAATGGATTCGCATCCAAACCAAAGTCCCGGCAAAGTTGCGAGATCCCCGACACTCTGGAGCGCTCTGCTTCCATCGCCTGGCGTTGCAACGTTTCTGGATCAATTCCAGGCGGTGTATTTGCTGGAGCCCCAGCGCGTTCACCGCCTTCAGGTGCCGAACTTCCACCACCTACTCCCGCTCCTGTATCTGGTGCATGCATCAAACCTTGTGCGGCCAAAGCCAACATTTTTAATCCCTTCATACCTTCATCCTCGCTTTCATCATTATGACTTCTTCCTACACCGACCGATGGATCAGCTGGCGTTGGTTCAACACTGATTTCAAATGGTTGCCACTTCAAAGCCACATAGGCCGGACCTGTAAAACGTCCATTGGCCGATGATTTGCCCGCTTTGACCTCTTCCCAGCTGCTAACGGAATACCCTACAGAAACGCCCTTGATGATCCCTTTGAGCACTTTCTGAAATACCCGGTCGCTATCTTCATCATCATCGAATTTGACAAGCGCCCGAGCCTTCCGCTGCGAGCTGTCTAACCAGACCTTTTCAATGCTGCCAATAGGCATGCGTCCGTATTTCGCATCCCGGCCATGGGAAAACAGCAGTACGCCGACTTCCTCCAGGCGAGAAAGGTCAATCGCTTCCGGATCGTGGCTTAAAATTTCGGAGCCGAAATAACGCTCATATGGTGCTTCGCTCGAAAACGAGAGCTCAACCGTGCGTTCCGATTCATTAACCGTGTCCCGTGCAAAGGTCAAGGTGCGCGTTAACGTTGACGGCTCTTTAGTTCTCGTCCTCGTCAAGATCGTTGGCATCTTCTGATTGTCCTTCACCGTCATCCTCCTTCAACAAATCTTTTTCATATTTCCGCTCCGCTGCCCGCTGTTTTAAAACGTCACGCCAATCCTCACCACGTTCCGCACAAATTCGTGCAAGCGTGTCCTGATTGGTTTCCAGCGCCGTCTTGTTGGCGTTAGCTTCTTTCCCTGGATCGATCCAGTTATAACCTGGTGGAATCCAGACATGAGCGAGGTAATCTTTTTTGTCGTTGCTGTAATGAGGCAGTTCGAGTTGCCCCGTCAGGTGCATCGCGTCCAAAAATTCAAGATAGATCGGTGTCAGCACCTTTTTGATCAGCATGTTTTGCAATTTTTTGTATAGCTTCCGGTCCTCGATCAGTCCTTGCCGGGCTGAAGAGTAATTAACTTGGGATAAGTCACGCGACACCGCTTCATAACTAAGACCAATTCCGGCTGAAGACAACCGAACCAACGTCGTAATAAACTCTTTCGAGTTGGAGGCTTGTCCTGCTGGTATGACGGCTTGAACTTCATCTCCAGGATTTAATTCACCGATCATACCGGGCGTTATGGACATCCCGCTGTAATCCTTACGATCCGTATTCGTGAATTGCGAAACCCCGCGCCCCGGACCGCCACCAGATGGCGTTTCTCGTTTGATAAACACGGAAAGGCACGCCAACACCCGCTCCTTAATGGATACCGCCTCGATAAACTGATTTGCATCCTTAATTCGCGGTAAGGCCGTCGCGAGCTGCGACACTTCCCGGATTTGCTTTGGCGAATTTTTTTTGAATAAAAAAATGACGTCCTTCGCCTCAACCCGGACCGATTCTCCAGGCAGCAGCGTTTGGCCGTCTAACTTCTTGAAATGATATGCAACAGGCTTATTAAACTTGTCTAGCTCGATCCCTTCCACGATCCGATTGCCATTTTCCGTTGGAACGATCGTATTCAGATCATTCAAATCATCCACTGTACGCATTTGTATTTTGAAAGGAAATTTATCATCTTTTGTGTACACCTTGACGACAATGATTCCGCCATCCACGATATATCGTCGTAAAAGAGTTTCTTCGATCTCATCCAAGGATTGCGTTCCCGTGATATCCACATTCTCAGCTTTGCAAAACTCTTCCCATAGGTCCTCGATGGCATGGTTTATTTGACCATCCTCATTACCCGGTTTGGTATGCGGTATCTTCGCCTGAAGCATCATTCCACTTCCGACAACATTTCGTTCAAACGCCAATAAGATTGCACCAGCGATATCACTATTTCGTTCAAGGTCTTGTGCTCGATGTCGAACAAGCGTCCGTTCGCCCCGAGAGAGATTGTCATATCCTTCAGTGCCAGGATTCCAGTTACGATTCAAACGCCCTGTACTCCCGCTATCAAATGCGGATACCGCCGACCGCCAAGCCATTCGTTTATATGCCCATTGCGGACTGACCGTGGCAATGGACCGTTCTAGCCAATTCAGATTCATCACCTCCCTTCAAAGTAAACTGCTCGGAACATCCCACCGTTTTCAATATCGGCGATTTCTCTTTCGAGGCGTGTCCGTTCCTCGTATAACAAGCCAAGATCTGCACGACGGAATGATTTACTCCCGATTCGATATTCTTGCGCCCCTCGCAATACTGCGCTAATCGCTGCGCGTACCTCAGCCAGTTCCATATTCAATTGTTCCAATCTTTCCAGCGGCGTCATAGCCATGAGCCTCCACCCCCTACCCAATTGTTATTCGCAGGCTTTGCCGGGACATTTTCATTTCCTGCCGCTTTCTTCTCAGGCGTCTGTTCATACCGCATATACCGGATACCCAAACAATCCGCCGCGAATGCGGCATAAACTTCACAGTCAAGGTAATGGTTATCTGCATGGGCTGTTTTCTTGCGCCAAACCTCAATTTCCCGCTTTCCATGTTTCTCAATTACCTTTTCTTCAGCCGTGATTTGCTCCGCGTAATCCTCATCGCAATCGATATATACATACCAGCCACCGGGACCGTCCTCTTCTCGGTTTAATCGGCCTGAAATAAAGTCTTTATAGTAACCGCCGTCTACGAGATAAAGAGACAGGCCAAAAACGCCTCGCTCCGCCCGGTCAATCTTTGTCAGGGTATACTTTGTTCGCAAAGGTGTGTTCGAACCCTTGATTGCAACAGCCCATTCCGGATTCTGAGCGCAAAAATCATAGGTTTCATCAGCGTTATATCCGGAGTCCACGGCACAAAGATTCACAAAGTATTCGGTCCCGTCCTTGGTGAAATAGGAGATGTTCATTGCATCTTCAATCTCCGCCCACGTTTCAACGACTCCATGGCGAATATTAGAGCTCTCCATTTTCTCGCCCCATGCACGGATCGTGTAATAAAACCGGTCTTTCTGCACGTCAACCCCGCCAGTTAACAGAATTGTTCGTTCCGGAACAACACCCTCTTCATAACCGCTCACCTTACTGAGCACCTTGCTGCTACTCAGTTTGACTTGCGTATTTTCCCAAGGTTCCGCCAGCCAAGAATTGATAAAGTTCATAAACTCTTCAGGCGTATTTTTCGACGAAACAAATTCATACGCCACATCACCAAAACGAACCCACGGACTATAGATCGCATTCAAATGAAAGCCCGTCTTAATCCCTGGAACCGTTGACCCGTCTTCTGCTCGCCACTCGCCGCCGCGAAGCATGGCAGGTTTATGAGCATCCCGAATGATTTGCTTGCAATGTACGCATTCATAATGGGCCGTTTCCTTGATTTTTTCGCGGTCCAGACTGCTATTGTAAATAATTTGTTTGTACTTGAATGTCTGGAAATGACCACAATGCGGACAAGGAACGTAATAATGCATACGAACATCCGCCGTCAGCCATGCTTGCCATATCGGCCCACCTTTCAGCGTCGGCGTTGAAGTCTGCATGATCTTTTTATTAAACGGAAAGGTTTTGGTCCGCTCCCGTGCCAACGCCCTCGGGTCAGCCTCTTTTCCGGAATTTTTCGGGTACTTGTCCACCTCATCCATGAACAAATATCGAATGGCTCGGCTAGAAAGTGACGCCGGACTGTTCGCGCCTGCAATAACGGCGTACATTCCGTTGAACTGGAGCTCCAGAAGCTTGCTGTCCTCTTCCTTAAAGCGCTCATTGAGGGCTGGGCTTAACCTGATCATCGGTTGTAGCCGGTTCTTGGAAGTGAACTCTGCCAAATCGAGCATTGGATAAACGATGAGCGCCGGGCTTGGATCTTGCGCAATGGTATACCCGAACATATTGTTGAGGCTTTCAGTGCCGCCGACCTGGGTCGGTTTCACAAAAATGATTTCCTCAATCCGTGGATCAGTAAATGCATCCATAATGCCCCGAAGATAAGGTGTGCGGTCCGTTCTCCACGGGCCAGGCTCGGCGGATCTCTCATCGAGAATCCGATTACGATCAGACCACTCTGACACCGTAAACTTTTCCGGAGGCCGCAATACATCAAGGCCAGCGTACAACCATTCCGGCCATTGCTCATCAATCCTTTTTGGCATCGTACACACCTCGGACAGACAGCTGGAGCAATGCGGCGTTCGTGGTATCAGCAATATTCTGCTCGATTAAGCGAACCTGTTCCGGTTCCAGATACGGCGAAATCTCCATTGCAAGCTTGCGGCTAAATCCTCCCATAGATCGTCGAAGAGAAATAAAAAAACGCTGGAGCTCACTCACAACGTCTTCGCGTCTAATGTATTCACCTTTGGAGATAGCATTTTTCAAAGTCGCCGCTTCGGCCTGCTGTTCTTTGAGCTGCGCTTCATATTTCAGCTTTTGTTGGGATAGTGTCATACCTTCTTCGTCGTCCGGATTTTTCTTCACCCCCCGGTTATCTGTCACCCATTTGATGGTGTCTTTTAACGAGTACCATCCTCGGGCCTTTTTAGGCATTCCGTTTCGCTCCCATTGTGCAATCGTATTGCGGTGAACATTGAACACTTCGCAAAGCTCAGAAGTCGCGATACATAAGGCTCCTTCGATCATTTTCGCTCTCACTTTTTCACCCATATAACCCCCTCCTTTTTGCACAATGCATAGTGTGCAATTTTAATAAAATTCGGTGGAATGCCGGGCTCACTCGTACCCGCATAGGCACCCACCCCCTGGGAAGGACCCACGACCCAAAAAACCGCGAGGCCGCGCCACGATTGGGCTCTCAGGCTTCATCACCTTCTATATATGAACTGAATGGCCTCTTCTGCTCTCTAAGTTATTCATATCTTAATAAAGAGCATAACTCATTCAGGTTGCTTTCTCCTTACTCTCCCAAGGCTTTCCGGTAAATTCTTTAATTGAGTTCCACACTCGCTTATTATGAATAACCAAGCGTAAAACTCTTTCTTTGCTGTCCTTCCTCATTCTGGTAAACTAGCTTCCAGAGAGGTGGTGATGAGTTTGAAGAAGGATGAATTGCTAGAACTGCTTTCAGGTCTACCCTTAACCAATGTCCAAAATTATGGCCTTATTGTGTCTATCACAGAAGTATATGACGCTTGCGAAGCACGTGGCCTTGATGTCGATCATTTGGTCGTTGCTTGGCTGCAAGCCCTGGAAAAAGATAAGCTGATTTCTTTGGTTCGCATGAAAGATCCCGGGTTCGAAGAACTGGTTATTGGGTTTACGTTTCCTGAATCAGCCTAGCCCTTTTTGTTAATTGCGATGGCATACATGGTTTTGCTGATCTCCTGAATTGAAGCGAAATCTCTATCTTCAATTAGCTTGTACAGCTCAATAGCAACCGTGGAATTTTGCCTGCCTTGTAATGTTTCCTTGGATACCACCGTTGCAGCGGTGGTTTCTTTGTTATTTCCCATTCATCTCACCTTCCTTTTAGCTTATAATCCAAAGCCATTCATAGCTGCATCCATCATGTCCTGATCCATGCCAATGTATCTCATCGTAATGCTCCTGTCTGAATGGTTAAGCATCTTCTGAACCAAGGTAATATCTTTTGTTTTCTGGTACATGTGGTAGCCGAACGTCTTCCTTAGTGTATGGGTTCCGATATCCACCAGACCAAACTCTTTTGCTGCTGCCTTCATGATCTTATAGGCCATATCCCTTTTGATCGGCTTATTCTTTCCGCCTTGCCTGGATGGAAAGAGAACATCCTCCGGATTCATGTTCGCAATGTATCGTTTGATTTCTCGCTTAAGTACCGGAGGGATCTTCATGATCTTTCGTTTCCCGGTCTTCATCTCTGTCATGACGAGATATTCACCCATCACATCTTTGACTTTAAACTTCAGCATGTCTTGGATACGCAAGCCGGTATTAATGCCGAATACAAACAACATGTAATTCCGATGGGATTGTTGCATCAGGAAATCTTTGATCGCTTCGATCGTTTCATGATCGCGGATCGGCTGAACGAAATTCATATCACCACCTCACAAATTCCCAAGCGTTTGGGAAAATAGTTTCTTATGAACACCGGCCTAAAGCAGGCTTCACGTTAATACAATCAAGATCATCGTCACGATTGATAAATTATAAAATGCTAGTCGGTACCTTTTACTCCAAAAGTGCTTTAAGGCCGCATATCCATATACTGTTGCGTATATAGTCAAGCCCACTCTTGTCAATAAGAACAGCCAATCAATCCAATTCATAGGTCGCTCCTTTCACTTAATCCTGAATTGGTTTTAAAACAATCAGTTTCCTTGCAAATGGTAAGACAGCTGCTCTTATTTTTCTTAGATCACTTTCAGGGACAATATCGAGAATGATGGCTTCAGCATTTCTTAAATTGAACGGAGTGTTTAAACGGTTAAATAAATCTCGATAATCTTTATATGGAATTCCCGCCCTACGATATTTATCTATGTTTCCATGAACTCCAGCCACGATGATTGATGGATTTGCTTTTACGATCCTATGAATGGCGCTTGTCGCCCCTTCACACCGGCTGTAATAAACGACTTGGTACGAATACTCGTCACCCAATGCAGCCATAAGTCTCTGTTCAATGGATGGCGGAGGCGAAAGAAAACTGGCGATTCTCGCTCCAGACAGTTTTTCCATGCCTTCTTTCGAAAGGGAAATTGCCATCTCCGGTGCATCGACAGATAACGTCTTTCCCTCTGCAATTCCTCCGGCTTCAAGACCATTCTTGTTCATTGACTCATTCATAGTCGAACCCTCCTTTTTGATTAACAGCGGCTCCGAGCTCTGGCTGTAATTGGCCGTAAGTAATTCTGACTTCGATACACCTTCACTGACGGAATCTCTTGAAAGAAATCTCTAAAAAGCTTTTTTCGGTGACGAATGGTACAAACATTCATGAGTGATTTGTAGATTGGGCTTCGCCTTACAAGATCCATGACTCCCGAAAAAAACTCTCTGATTTTTTGCACGAGCTTTTGAATGATTTTTCGAACACTCTCAACGAACGACTCTGATTGATTGCTCATCTTGCACCATTTCCTTTCCTTCATTTTCTTTGCGTTGGCAGATGACTCGACCGCAGAACTGTTTTGTTCCCGTCCATTCTCCCCAGATGCAGCCTTTGCATAGATCTGGTTGCCTTCGTCTAAATGCAACTAATTTTACTGTTTTCATTTGCTCACCTTTTCGCTTCATCAATCAATTCAGAAGCGTTATCTTGTATGTATTGACTAACCTTTATATATCCTTCTGTATTAGCTTCCTCAGTGAATCCACGGAATCCAACTCTTGCAGGGTATACCCTCGATATCTGTCCATTGTTATCGATATCAGCCACAATTGACCATCCGAGAGTGTGAAGTATCATATTAATCCACCATAGCAACCCTGATTTCCTGAATTCTTCCCAGGTCTTCTCATTAACCAAAATAATCACCTCTTTCAATTAAAAAAGACCGCCCTCCTTTAAGAGAGCGGCAAAAGGTTATGAAGAAAATCAAAAACTATAAGCGGTTAATGATTTATAGCTTTCATCTATAGGTGGCTTTTGCACGACAAAAAAAGGGCCTATCCGATAAGGAATAGGCTCGATTGAAGGTCTTCTGAAATTTTTTTCTGCGCCCTCTCAACATACTCTTCAACGCTACTCCTGCTTATGCCAAGCAGTTCAGCGATTTGGCTGAATGAAAAGCATTCGCCATGTGCCAACACATAACATTCACGTTCTCGTTCTGATAAACGGCTTAAAGCATCCTCGATTTGAAACCTCTCCCAATCACTGAGATTACTCGGTCCGCCTGCTTTCGTGTTTCTTACATATGCCTGCATTCTTAACGGATCAACCAGCTTTTCACGTTGGTATGCTGCCCGGCGTTCAATTCCTCGTTTGTTTCCCGGCAGCCGTCCAGTTTCGAGCCATTCAATAGAATATTCACAATCGCTGACCATTCCGGAAATTACTTTTTTATCATCGGCATCAGCTCGCCGATACGCTCTCTCTGCAATCCTTAACGACATTTTGTAATTCTGTACGGTGGCCTTTCCCAGGTCATGTATCACTGTTTTCCCTCCTCGGCCTTCGCTTGTGCCATTGTTTTGTAGCAACTTTTTTTCACATCCCACTTAGCTCTATCAATCGCTCTCTGCAGATAACCCCACCGATGACAGTAAAAGTCCAACTTTCTCTTGACGTCCTCATACGGGAAATCACCACTACTAAAAACTACACATACCTCTTCAAATTCTTTCATGGCTTCTGGCAATTTTACCGTTAAAATGTCGTGCAACTCGGCTTTGAATTTCTCCAGACCATCTTTGGTTAAAATGATATCGCTCATTCTATTTCCTCCCCTGGAATTACAGCATCCTAAGCTGAAACGTGTTGACGACTATAATTAAGAAACTTGTTGTATTCCTTCTGGAACACGAGCTCCACCGTACCAACAGGACCGTTCCGTTGTTTCGCGATAATAATCTCAATAATGTTCGGTTTTTCTGTTTCCTGGTTGTAATAGTCATCCCGGTACAGGAAAGATACGATATCTGCATCTTGTTCAATCGATCCTGATTCCCGAAGATCGGATAACATTGGCCGTTTGTCTGCTCGTTGTTCAACTGCTCGGCTTAGCTGGGATAAAGCTATGACCGGCACATTCAGTTCTCGGGCCAGCTGCTTCAATTTCCGAGAGATTTCGGACACTTCTTGCTGACGGTTTTCAGTACGTCCGTTTCCTGAAATCAGCTGAAGGTAATCAATGACGATCATATCCAGTCCAAATTTCTCTTTGAGTCTACGACATTTATTGATAATCTCCATTACAGTCAATGAAGAAGAGTCGTCCAGGAATAAATTCGAATTCCCTAACGTCACAACAGCTTGGGTAGCTCTTTCCCAATCCTCTGGTCGCATAAAGCCGGTTCTCATTCGGTTGGCGTCTATATGCTGTTCGGCGCTCATCATCCGGAGGGCTAATTGTTCCGCTGACATTTCGAGACTGAACAGTGCAACGTTTCTTCGAGCTTTAGTCGCTGCGTATTGTGCAATGTTCAAGGCAAATGCTGTTTTACCAACCGAAGGACGAGCTGCGACGATAATTAAATCGGAATTCTGAAAACCTGAAGTCATTCTATCCAAATCATCATATCCGGAGGGTATGCCCGTTACCTCATTCCCTGAATTTGCGTATCGATGTTCCAAGAGATCAAAAGCTGTCATAACGACCTCGCCCATTGTACGGAACTCCTTTGGCTTTGCTGCCTTGTCCGATAACACGTTAGCAGCTGCCTGGACCGAAGCAACAGCCTGCTGACCTGTATCGGCTTCCCAAGCGGCAGCGAGTTGCTGTTGCAATTCAATAATTGTTCGGCGCTGTAAGTATCTGTCCTTGATCGTGTCGGCATAATTGCTAATCTCGGCGGTAGAAGTAGAAGGAACGGCCCGTGAAAGCTTGGACAGATAACTTACACCTCCGACGTCCTCGATTTGTTTTTTCTCCTGAAGGCGCCCGACCACATTCACGAGATCCGTTCCCTTGCCTTCACCGTCAAGTTCCATCATGGATTCGTAGATCATTCGATGATGATCTGAGAAGAAGTGTTCCGGAAGGAGAATGTCCGATATATGCATGAATGCCTTAGGATCAACCATAATCGCGCCTATTGTAGCCTGCTCGGAAACCATGCTATTTGGTAAAAGTGACTTATCCAAGTAATTCACGCACCTTTCTACGTTGTTCTTCGGTTGGTGGAGTGACACCTTCACGTAATTGGTTGTAGCTCTTGACGGTTTGTACACCGTTCTGGCGCATCGTTTCGTGGTAACGATCGGCTTCGGTTCGTTTAGTTGCCAATGCCCCAGGATGCGGTGGGAATTTATTGTCCGGGTCCCTCGCGTACTCATGAAGGTTGCTAATAGCTGCCTCCAGGGAAACATTCTTCAGCGTGGTTTGCCAGTTTTGCATTTTCTTTAGATCACCGTTGAAGGATGGATAATAATCCACGATGGTATCAAATAACTTTCCGATCTCTTCAAGCGTCATGGGCGGCAGCTCCTTTCGCTAAATCAGCAAAACTGTGAATTTTGGCTTTTCTGGTCGTTGTAGATGCCGGAGCTCTTTCGTTTCGTTTTCTCTGATCAAATTGACGATCTAGTGCAACAGCTTGCTCCAATTTGATAGCACCGGAATGAAAATAATCGTCAAGGATACGGATTATCAGATTAAAGTTGTAACCCGTTGACGCCGAGCCAGCCCTTTCAATCGCCCGTATCACAACCGCCTCTTCCATACCGTCTTGGTCAATGTAACTTCCCAGCAGCTTGCTTTGGTGTGGATTACAGTCGAATCCGAAGACTCGGTTGTGTGCCGCATAATACGATTCGTATGAAGATGAAGAAGCAGAAGAAGAATTAAGATCTTTTAATAACGCTGAACCATTTACCGCACGGTTTACCTCATGGTTTACCTCATCTTTTACCTCACGGTTTACCGCATTATTTGAGGTAAAGGGGATGATTTTGTACCTTCCGGCTTTTTGCTTACCTTGTGACTTGTATTCAATTCGGCCCTTTTGCACCAGATAATTACGATGCTTGATCAAGGTGTTTTCTGTGACGCCTACTTTGGCCTGTAATAGGGGATTGGCTACTGTAAACCACTCTGGACAACCACTCTTATTTGCGATGGCCATTAAATGCATCCACAAAGTTTGTGTGGTTGGCTCCAATGGATTTATTTCGAGCCAATCGATGAAGGCGTGTAACTCAGTTGTATAATTCATGTCATTCACCCTGTTTCATGATCTCGTGGGGATAGAGCCTGATCGACTCGTCCCCCGATAGGGCGCTTGTCCGGTCGTATAATGGAATGTATCGATGCTTTTTGTCATCGGTCCCGGTGCCTGCGCTGGCCGAGTAGAGAAACGCTGACGGCTTCTCTCGACCACTTCCCAGGATCGGCATCCCGAAGCGCTCACATCGGGATTTTGAGATTAGAATCGCGAAAGGATACGGTGTATGAGTCCAACGTTTACTTTTCGGGATGTAGTAGGGCAACCCCGAGGCAATGACTTCTTCCTTCGAATACCGGCCTGCATCGTTAGGCATTGGCTTTCCCCTCCTGCTGGATGATGTCATATACTTCATTTGCTTTGACTTTGTATTTTTTGCTATACCATACGGAAAACTGTAGATCCGAAAGATTGTTATAAATTTTACGAAGCTCTATGATACTCTTTCGGATCTCATCTTGAGTCGTCATTCTTGGCATGCTGCTTCACCTTCTTTAACAACCAAGTCTGAAATGCCATACATCCAGCCGCTTATATGTTTGAATTGATAACGATCATGTTCATACTGAATATCTGCTAAAACTCCCTTTATTCCGGATGAGAGGATAGAAACTGAATCCCCGACCTTTAGCCAACGACCTTTAAGGGCTTGCTCGATCCGGTCCAGAATCCTCTCAACAGCTCCTTCGAATGGCGCATAGAGATACCCCAACTCATAAGCATTGCCGAGAACACTCCGAGTTTCTTCTAGAACAAATCGAAGTCTTCTGTTTTCTTCGCTCTTTTCTCTCCAGCTACGTTCCGCAGCAGCGAGTTCACCGGCAGTTGAATCAATGAAAGGTTCAATGATTGCTGATACATCGACCTTTTGAAGAAATTCGGCTGAGAAGCTTCCGCTGAACCCTTCCAGAAAAACAGTATCGTAATCATGTCCTTTGGATCGGAAGGCGTCCGTTCTACAAGTCCATATCCGTCCTGAATATTTAGGGAGACTTGCTTCCATGCAGGTATGCATAACGACAGCATCGTCTTTTTTCAAATTAGATCGAGCCGAACTTTTACGGTAATCATCCTCAATTTCCTGAACCAAAGAAGCAACAATTTCTGCCTCATGGTGCAAATGCTCAACCTTCAAACTCTTCAATACCTGTTTTCCTTCATCTATTAGAAACTTCCTCATCTCACATTTTCCCCTTTCGCCTTCTGGCGCAATTCTTCGGCCAGCTGCAGGAGCTCGCCTGGAGAGTAGTCCGAAGCGCGGATGATATTCCCTTGCTCATCACGCGCTACCCATACGTTTTCTAACTTCCATTCAGCAGGTTTCATGAAGTCTTCTCCCAATTCCAGAGTCCCTGCTGGCCCTTGGCTGGGATCGGCTCAGGCAGTGGCCGAACGTTTGACAATTGCCATCCATACCGACCAGGCGTGAAATCTCCAAACTCATATTCAGGGGGATACACATAGGAACCATTTTCGAGTAAATATCCATCTGTCCAAGTATCCACTGACTGCAAGCAGTCCTTCATAACCACTACCGCAACGACAGCGCCATTAGGAAGGTTATCCGCCGTATATCCGTACCTTGCCAACGTGGAACGGATAGGTTCCGCCAGGCACGCTTCCCGATCGATCTTCTTGCCGGCATGGATCGCCAACTCACCGCGATGCTTCGTGAACCAGCTGCGAGTTTCGAACTGTTTCTCCCCGAGGGCGATCAGTGTCGCCCATGGCTGAATTATGGTTATCGCCTTCATGCTCTCCCTCCCCCTAACATTCGTAATCCACAATGGTTTGGTCAGCCTCTTCAGGCATTTGGCATGTATAGGACGGGCTAAAAACCTCAATGTTCAGACTGTTTTCGCCAAATTCATAAAGACCTAAAACCCATTTCCCTTTATCCGACGTCAAAATTACGATCCTTTCAGCAATCACTTCTATAACCTCGCCTTTAAAATCAATTTGATCACCTTCGCTGTCGATTCCATAAACCCGAACGAATTGATGATGTAGTTCCGAGTTAAAAGCCCAGCGTTTCACTGCAATATTCATTCAAGATTCTCCATTCTCAATAGGTTTTTTGAATGTTTCTGAGAATCATTGCTGCTTCTCTGTCATCGAGAATTCGCAACGAATCCGTATGATAAACAGACTGGACACACCGTGGATCGTATTCACATACTCGCCTGCCGTTTCGGTTGATCTTGTACGTTGTTGGCCGAGCGTCATACGCCCAAACCCAAGGAGAATCAGTAGATACCTGGGCGATGACTAGTCGTTCCCCTATGCGATCCGGAAACAGTTTGGGCATGGTCTCATGACGAGGATCATTCTTGATAATCTCGCAGACTTGTCCACTCCTTAATTGTTCAAAAAAGAAGAACATTGTAGCATCACAGCTTTGCTTTCATGTCGTCACATAATGCGGCCAATCGCTCCGAGATTGCTTTCTTCTGTTCTTCGTTCTCCAGCAAGGCAACAGCCCCGATGAGTTCTTTAAAATCGCCAACCAAAGCATCGAAGTGTAACTTCACTTTAATAGCCGCTGTATTATTGTTCTTCCGTAGCTGTTCCTGGAGCTCAGCCACCTGCTGAGCAGCTTCCTCTTCGCGCTTTCGTGCTTGCTCAGCCATTTCCTTTTCGCGTTCCTTGACGGCGGCTTCGACCTTCGCGTTCAATTCCTCTTCCTTTGCCTTCATATCCGCCTCGAGAGCGGCAATGCGCTGCTGTGATTCGGATAGGGCTTTCTCGGCCTTCCGTAGGTCAACCGCTTTGGCTTTACTCTCTGCTGTACCCTGTGCCGGTGCCTTTGCAGCTGCTTCCTGGGCCTTAATGAGATCATCTTGAAACTTCTTTCGAAGCTCCGTTTCATATTCATAATCCCGTTGCAAATCTGCGCGTTGTTGTCTCTCTTCTTCAAGTGCCATTTGCTCTGCTTTGATCCGTTCGCGTTCCTGTTGGAGTAGGCTTTCAAGTTCTTGTTTTTCCTTAATCGCAGCTTGGAGCTCGCGGGCGGACATTTCAGCAGCGTTGTTTTCTTCCACAAAAGCCTCACGTTCTTCAGCTTTTACGGAGAGTAAGGCCACCGCTTGGGAATAGCTCAAATTCGCAAGCGCTTGGGAATTTAACTCTTTGTATTCCGTCGCCACACGCATAAAGTTGTTGGCTGTGGACTGGCTGTAATTGACGTTCTCTTTAAGCCAATTGGCCCAGTCACCATGTTTAACAAGTGCCTTTGCTTCAATCAATTTCTCCCCGATCTCTATCGCGGAACGAATTGCATGCTGACGTGCTTTCTGATCAATATCGCGGATCTCCGTTGCAATAACATCTGGAGTTCTATTGGCTAAGGTTGTTTCTTCCACATTCACGGTCACCATTGCCGTTTTAGCAGGAGTTGATTTAGGGGCTGTTTCCTTCGTTTTGGCTGCTTGTGATTTCTTTGTGGTTGTGCTTTTCTTTTCGGTGGTCATACTGCTGCCTCCGTCTCTTTGGCTCTATTTTGAGGTGTTTTTTTTCTTGCCTTTGCTAGCTTTTCAAGCTTGAACCTATCTATAAGTTCCAGCACGTCACCAGTAGGTAAGAAATTATCGTATCCATACGTCTGGACAACTCTGCCGTCTTTCACCTCCATGGTATAGAATGGAGTCTCCGGATCAGCTACCTTACGAATCATTAAGATATTTGTCTTACCGTCAGCATGATCCGAGGCATAGTTCCCTACGCAATGGCTAAGGGCTTTACCTTCATCAATTATTTCCTTTGCAGATTTAGCAGCTCGAACAACGAATCCGTTATATGAGAATTTCAATTTCTCAAGTATCTCTGATCGCTCTTTTATCTTCCGTTCAGCTTCCAAAGATACTTTGATTTCAACTTGTTTGATTGTGTCTTGATGTGCTTTATGCAAATTGGAAGGAAACACAATATTAGAGCGTTTAAGATCCAATCCAAGATTCTTACAATCTGAAATGTAATCTTTCCACATGGTCAGGACATCAGTGGCCATCCGGAATGACCTTGGATTCTTTTTGATTTGCTTGTCCATGTAAGCTACACACCGTCTGAAATTCTGGAGTTTCAACATGGGTTTTAATCCCTCGAAACAGTCCCCAGCGCGCTTAACGAAGCTTCTAATCTCCTTCAGGGAAGGCCGATTGTTGTCTTTTCTGGTTATTTGGTAAAGCCGAAGAGTAAGGGCGTCAATATCATCGTGTTGTCTAAGCTCACGAAGATCCTGCTTGTTCAGCTTTAAAATTTGTTCAACCGATTTTCCTGACCATTTAATAGCCCCATAAGTTTTAGCGCCGTATAACTTGGCGTGTACAAAATACTTATAGCCCATTTTGGTTAGATACTCGATGCACGGATACTTAGAATAGAGACCAAAGAACTTGGTCATATCTTGTTCGTCGTATTGTTCCCATGAACTGTATTGAAAGGGAGTGCCTTCAATCGCCTTTCTTATACTTTCGCGGGAATAGTAACAAGGCGTACCGTTTTTGTAGAGACTGTACTCGGAAATAATGTTTTTATTTTCATACCAATGTTCTTGGTTGTAATAACCTGTATAGAACATTGAGCTTCTTCCCATTTGGAAAACATAACTGCATGAGGGTCGATATAATGTTTCGACCTTTTTGAAATCACCGCGATAATCTCTTTGTACGTAGAGCCCCATAGCGGTCATGATTGTTGGGTCTAAAATGGATTTTTGATAATAAACCACAAATGCCTTGTCCACCATGTACTTCCTTCCTACATGGCTCTTTTTCACGGTGCAGGTCGAATTACATTTAGGACATACAGCTTTACTATTGTGTTTCAGTGGAATTTCAGGTTTATGTCTTTGATTGCAATGTGTGCAGTACGCGAACTGAATTCTCGCTGAAGTTTGAGTAAACAAATAACGGCTCCTGAGCAAAACTTCATTCGTGACATAATCCATAACGTCTTCACTGATCGGACCAAAATGAGCCTTGTGTTCATTGAATTTGCTCATAACCAATCCTCCTATAGCAAATCGTCAATTGAAGAAATGCTTAATTCAGGTTCAACAATAATAGGTGAAGCTTCTTGAACCGGTACTCCGAAATACTTAAGTACAAGGACCATCCCTTCGTCATCGCTCATTCCTCTGACATTTCGTTTCCGTGCTTCAGATTCCATGTATATCCAACTTCCAGCAATCGTTTTATCCTCAGTAAGGATGAATGCGGCGTGCTCTGGATGTTTTCTTATATGAGAGATTAATAACCCACCTATATGTTGAACGAGAGAGTCCTTTGATTTCTCACCAATCTCCTTCTGAAGCTTTTGCAGGGCTTGTTGAAGCATTGTGCTTCCTCCTTATCATGAATCGGGAGGGCTTACCCCTCCCGAATGTATAAGTATCAATTAACCGACTATGATAACCTGACCTTCTGTAATCAACTGTTCCAGCTCTTGATTGAAATACAGCTTGATTCGCTCGATTGCATCGAGCTTCCAGGCGCCGCCATCAGCTTCAAACAAGGCAGCTGAAGGTCCATCTTTCATCCGGAAGACAAATGCACTTTCCGGCTGCTCGATCTCTACGAAAGTTCGGTACGGTTTCAGCCAAACAGGATTCGGCAGAACAACCGGTTCTACCGTTGCAATACCAGCCTTGGCTGTCACCTGCTGACTGATGCCGTTATCGCCGACAGTTACAACCTTCTCATCAACCACGTTTCCAACAATCGCTAATACACGATGTTTGAATTCCGTGTCTACGAAGCACGATTGCAGCAAGATGTTAAAGTTCTCAACATCTTGAAAACGGCCAAAGTTAATTTCCGGCAACAATGCGGTAGCTTCAATCAAGGTGCTCCGGCTGAGATCACGATTGAATTCCGTAACAACATGCACCTGAGTTGGTGAAATCACATGAACGATTACTGGCAACTTCTTGTCAAAGTTGTTCTTCAAGTAATCGACAATGCCTTGCAGATTGCGAACCTTCAGGGTATCCGTAAGAGCTTCGCTCACTCTTCTCAGTTCACTGTTCGTGTAAATCTGATTGCCGATCTTTTCCGTGTTGATCGTCGCCAAGCTCAAAATCTTTTCAATAGCCTCTTTAATCATTGATAATTCCTCCAATATTCATTTTTCAAAGATCAACGGAATTTTCCGTTTACTACTTTTGGAGATGGCATCTCTCCAACGCCATCCACAATTTCACCAGCATCATTCAGCGCCAGTTGGTCTCGATCTTGTCCGGTATTAAGCTCTTTCATAACTGCTTTGCCTTCTTTGTCGTAATCGAATATGAAGGCCGTTGGTACTCCTTTAGCTGGTGCAAGTGTAGACTTAACTTCAATGTCACTCGAAGCCATCTGCCGAGCTTCATTCGGCTTGATCTTGATACTAATCGTCACCGTCCGAACTGCATCCGCCTTTGTGTTCGGATCAAGGATGTTTTCGGCCACTTTCTTCAATTCGCGATTAATCCGTTCCGACATAGCACCACCAGCAAGCTTTGCGATATCCACGTTCATAGTTATCACCTCCTTCCACGGGATGGTGATTTAGGACGCTTGATGATCTCAATTACATCCGACTCAAAAATAGGTTTGGTTTTCCCATCATCCTTTTTTAAGCGCAAGAAGGTACTGGCGAGACCCCAAACATCCGTTACCTCACCCGTTTCTCCGCTGATCGTCCGAACGATATCGCCCTTTAAAACGATCATTTTCCCTCCCCCCTTACCTGGGCGAAAAAGATGTGTTACAATAGACCTGAATAATTTGTAATGCCTGCGATTCCTCGGCTCCTAACCCGGGGGATCGCTTTTTTATGCCTTTTTATACACGTGGAGGCCAGTTCCATTTCCCTGGTCCGTAGCCTTGAAAGACGTTTTGATTGAAGAACATTCCACTAGGATTCAACACACACAGATGAACAGTTGAAGCATTGACCACGCCTGTAATGATCGCTGCACGAGGCTCGCTTGTGTATTCTCCGCCCGGTGTGCCATAGCTGTAATAATGGACAATTCGTCCGATACTAGGTTCCAAGCTATCACTCCTTTCCCTGTTTTTGATGCATCAGCCGCATCTGCCACCGCCGAAAGGAGGAAAGGTTAGAAAACCTTGCGACGGTGGCAGACAGGGCCGAAGCTCTGTCCGTTAGATGCAGACCATATTGGTTTGCATCCGATTTATCTCATTAACTACAACTGCCATTCCTTCCACTGGAAGCTCCCTCAAGAGCATAGAAGCGTTATTCCAAGCTGTGTACGCTTCATCTCGTTGTTGCCATAGTTCAACAAATTCAGGTGAATCCACTTTTCCGTTTTTAAGCAGATCCGAAAGCTGATCCGTATTGAAACGAAGTTCCGCCGATGCCTTGACGTATGCTTGTCCGATCTTTAAGGCGTCCGTCATAACGTTGCCCCCTTGCTTTTCTGCCGAACAGCATTTAAAATAAACAACAGGTTATTTAATAAGTGCGTTTTAACTGATGTCCACCCTGGCCGGTGGGCATTTTTCATTTCCTCTTCTGCGAAAGAAATCATTTTGTTCAGATAGGCAACTCCGTCCAAGAAACTTTTCGGAGTGTTCATTCTTTCTGGATTTCGAGCGATAACCATCAGGTTGTGTTTAGCAGCTTGTCCAGCAGCCTTCGCTTGCTCCACTAATACCTCTCGTCTCAATTCCTTATCCCCCTATGCAAATCGCATTTGAATAGCTTTGAATGCAATTTTTTTGTTTATTGGATCAAGGCGATCCATGTCGGAAAGGTTGACTTTGTGGCGTTCGTTATATAGATGGAGCGCTAGTTTCAACATGAATTTTTCAGATGGGCTCCATGGTGCGGATAATTTAATGAGTCCAGATGCATTAATCGACAGTTCGTTGAAATCGATGTGCGTTTTAATGTAACGGATAAGTGTTTTATTTTGAGAAAAAATATACAGCAAGCTTTTCCAATAGCGATCTTGCTTCAGTTCTTGTGGGATCATTTTTTTCCTCCTTCATTCGCTTGTTCAAGCAGCCAGCTTTTCAAGAAACTTCTCGTTTCCTGAACTGGAAAGTACCATTTTCCACCAATCTTTGCCTTTTGAAATCGTGGATCAAAAAAGAAGTTGTCCTGAATAGTATTCCAGCTCATACACGTTCTTTTTTTTAATTCAGTTGAATCCCAGAAAATATACTCAGCGTCAACTTCTTTTACTATTTCCTCCACGCGTTCGCGGCAAAGTTTCTTCACTTCTGATTCATCAATATTGATTGTAAGCATGCCGCTCATTAGTGCACCGTCCTCCCTATCCCGTCTTTTTTGGAACAAGCTTTAATTCAAGATCAAGGGCATCACAGGTTTTCTGTATTGTCGTTTCATTCCATCTTCGATTACCATCCAGCAAGTTATGCATATATTGCGGTGTATATCCCGTCATTCTAGCGAGATCTGAAGGGCTTAGTTTTTTCTTTGTGAGAGTTTTTCGGATTGATTCTGATATACACATAATTAATAATTCACCTCCTTGGTTAAATAGTATCCTATTTGATTAATTTAAACAAAAAGCTTAATTGATTAAATGAGACAGAAATCAAGCAAAAAGAAGTAATATACTCTTTTTTCCTTGGAAATGCACACCAATACTTCTATTTGCTTAATTTTTAATCTATTTGTTGTTTGTTTATTAAACAATTAGATGATAAAATGATTAAAAAGTAAACATATAGTGAAAGGATCAGTGGTCAATGAAATGAATTCAAATAGAATTAGAAAAATTAGACGAGAAAAAGAAATGAGCGGAACAGATATTGCGGCAAAATTGGGAATATCGGCTCAGTATTATTACAGCATTGAACGGGGTGCACGAAATCTAAGTGCCGACGTAGCAGCTGATTTAGCAGATATATTTGATGTGTCTGTTGATTACCTTCTTGGACTTTCAGATGCGAGAGATGTAAAACCAATCGGACCAACCGAATATATTCCTGATTGGGCAACCTCTAAAGATGTCGCGGACTTTAAGAAAATGCTTGAAAATGATCAACCTGTATTATTCGATGGAGTTCCAATCGAAGGGGAAAAACGCCAAAGAGTGATGGACATTCTTTCTGGTCTATTCTGGGAAGCGAAAGAACTTAACAAAAAGACCTATGGTCGAAAAAACAAAAAAAACGACACTTCTGACTCCAGCGAATAA